CAATAAGTAGCAATAATAACATCGGCAGTTTCAAATTCTTTTATTGCCTGTGGATAATGAATAGGAATATTTTGAAGCGGATACCAGTCAACCTTTGTTTTTATTTCATCTAAGGAAACAATAAAAACTTCATGCTTTTTGAGCCTATTTGAAAGCTCAAAGACTAACTCTGCACCATACACTTCTAGTGAAGGTAAAATAAAAATAATCTTCATAACTAAACCTTTTACTTTTTTTTAAAATAGAATAGCTACATGAATGTTTGCTATACTACCACTTTCATTTCTAATTGTTATTCTATCAAGTCCCTTACCTAAATAAAATTCCCTTTCTTCATTTGCCGGAATTAAATAATCATCATTATCTGCTGCATCAGTACTCGACATTGGTGTAAATTTAACAAAAACATCTTTTGTAGGAGTTATCTTGAATAACTTTTCAGTACTAACAACATTATCGAAATCTTGTTCAGCACCACTGCCATTATTACAAACTATTTTTTGGGTGTACATATTAAGAGCGACTTCCATTATTTTTCTCCTTTCACCCATTTATCGGGGTGTTTAATTCTAATATGGCAAGTTAAACCTGCCTTAGTTTTAATACCTGTTTTTCCACAAATTTTGCAAGTGAAGCCCTTTTCGGGATTGTTTTCTTTAAATTTTTCAACCTTTTCTTTTAATTCTTTTGAGTCTTTTACTGGTGTAGCAAGACTAAATTCTTTAGGTTGTTCCTTAATTAAAATTTCAGCTAGTTTTAAAGGTATCCTTGCTTGAAAATTATGGAAAATATAACTTCTACTGATTTCCCTTATATCCTTTACTCCACCAAATGTTTTTTCAACAGTGTGGAATACTACAGGGACAGATTCATTATTGACAGTCTTACTTTTAACAATTACTAAGTCTTGCATAGTAATCTCCTTTCTTGTGCTATTACTAATATGGTAAGGCAGAGCAAAGTAATTACCCTGCCTTACCCAAAAAAACTTTTACTTTTTAACCTAGATTTTTGACTACTGCCTGCCATTGCGGAACTTTCACTTCAAGAACAATGTTCCAAACAACCGTTTGAGTTTCAGCCAAGTCTAATCCCCTGTAAGTAGGTAACTTGTACATTGGTTCAGTCTGAGCCAATGCAACTTCTGCCATATCTAAAATGAACACGTCAGTCTGTGGGTTATTTGGCGAATTCGCTGCTGTCAAGAACGGGTCTAAAACAATTTCAATAGGACCAGCCCAAGACATATAGCGAGCTACATTATAACCGAATGTCATACCTGCTTTTGGATCATTGTAAATAACCTTATTTGCCCAAAGTGCGGCAAAATCTCTCAAGTCTTTAGCTCCCATGAACATATGAGTTGGCATTCCACCATTGTCTACAATAGCTTGAATGGCGTTATCGACGTAAGTTTGGCTAATCGGGGCTGCTCCTGCGTTAATAGTATTAGATGCTCCAGCATAGTCAGCAATTAATTTGTAAAATCCACTAAAGTCATTAGTGCCTGTACCATCGTGATTTCCGTAATAAACTTTCTTTTCTACATCATGTAAAATTTTTCTCATACCCTTTTCTAAATGTAAATTCATTAAGTCAAAATAGTCGCTTGCTGCCCATTGTGCTAAATCACAAACTTTTACATTAGTAGCGTAGGTCTTAATTTGAGCTGAGTATCTGGTAATAGTAGCATCATTTTCAGGCGGTGTTCCACATTCAGCAACGGCGGTATCTTCATCTCCAAGTGCTGTAACCATATCCCATTCGTGTGTTTTACCATTAGCTTTAACCATAGCAACTCTGTCCAAAAACGGAGTTTGTCTTTTAGTAATATCGCCAATTTGTTTATCTAAATGTTCCCTTTGAGTAAATGCACCAGAAGTCGTAGTATAAATTGCAGTTTTTGCTAACATTTGTGCCGCTTCGTCAAGTCCAGTTGCCGTATTAGTAGATTTTTCCAATAAAGATGCCGCTTCCTTTAAAGCCATAGTCAGTTGGTCTTTTGCAGTCATGTTTACTCCTTATTATGATTTTTATAAAAACTTAAACTAAACTTTTCCTTACTTATATTCTTCCCTTATTTTTTGAATTTTGGAAAATAATGTCGGATCGTTTGGGTGATTTTTCTTAAGATCAGCAATCTTTTTCTCCATTGCTTTTTCAGAAGTGTCCACCTTGTCCGAATCTTCTCCACCAATAGTTTTCTCAATTGCTACCTTTCTGCCCGCGGGTTGCTTTTCGAGTTTCTCTAGTCTCTGAACTAAACCCTGATTGGCTTCAGTTAAGGCTTTGAGCTCAACAGCAACGCCAGTTACGGCTTTTAATATTTCATTCTCGGATTTTTCAACTTTTTCTTTAACTTCTACTTTTTTATTACTACCCTGTTCTTTTTCGTCATCACCAGTCTTTTTAACTTCTTCCTTTTTCACTTCTTCTTTTTTGACTTTTTCAGGTTCTATTTTGTCTTTTTTCACTTCTTCTTTTTTGACTTTTTCAGGCTCTTTTTTTTCTTCCTTTTTCACTTCTTCTTTTTTTTCGGTTTTGGCTGTATCTTCAGTTTTCTTTTCTTCCTTTTTAATATCTTCTTTTTCTATTTTCTTTTCTTCTTTTTTGATTTCTTCTTTTTCTTTAGCCATAAAAAAACTCCTTTTAATCATTTTTAATAACTGACTCTCATCTAATTCATCAAATATTCCATTAATGAATTTCAATAATCTTTCCTGTTTTAAATCTTTTAATGCTTCTTTTGCATATTCCTTGACATTAACAGTCTTTGAATTTTCTATTAGATATGAAAATGTTTTCTTTTCATTTTTATTAATAATTGTTTCTTTCATTAATTTTTCTTTTTCTGGGTCTAACGACTTTGTAATCACATCTACCCAAGTTTTAGGATTAGCTGGGGAAGAAGTAACTGCAATATGATCCAGTTCGATATTTTTAAAAACCCTTGTCCATTCTGCATCTTCGCCTTCGCCTTCTTTAACCATTTCATATTCCTTAACGTAACCGCCAATAGATAATCCAAGTTTCTTATGTAATTCTGTCAAGGCATACCACAAGTCCTTGCTTTTAGACATTTTATTTAATTTTGCTTCCATAACAAGCTGGTCTTGCTTGTTCACTTCTAATTTTTCAAGACTTCCTAGTTCTGATTGCCAAGAAGTATCATGTTCTGCATTTAGATTTAAAATATGCTGCTTTAAAGAATCTGCCATTGTTTGTAAGCATTCAGGTGTCATACTGTCATTACGGACATCTTTATCAGTCGAAGAAGCTACACCTGTAACAAATTTTTCTTCAACTTCGTTTCCTTTTTCACTTTTAACTAGCCTAATGCGTGTTTTTTCAATCGGAAGGCTTATTTTGAATTTATTTGGAGTGTTCATAATTAATTTCCTTTCTTCTAGGCTAGATTTGTGGTTTTTAACCCACTCTTTGGCTTTAACCATTGTCCAACCTTTAGATTTTAAAAATAAATAAGTTCTAATTTTCTTAACTTTGCTACAATATAGGGCTTTTATCCCTTCGTTGCTTGAAATTGTAATAGTTGCTGTTATTTCACAATTTATACCTGTTGGGATTCTAATATATTTTTCAGTGATTTCTGGCATTTTATTATTTTAATAAGAAAGCTTCTAAAAATTCTTTAGCCTTATAAATTCTATATGGCTTCCTGTCAAATCTTCCTTCCTTGCCAGCACACCAATCTTCAAGTTTCATAAACGGCGGTATATTTCTACTATTTATAGAACACCAAGGAATGTCTTTCGATGTCATTTGTAAAAGGTGCTTTCCATCATCATTTTGGACTTTAGTAACAAATCTTTTTCTAAAAATATACTTTTTCCCTGTATATCTTCCCCTTAAACCTGTCTGACTTCTATAACCGCAATTATAAATGATATACATAAAAAAAGAGTTCTTATGTCAATTTAAAAACCCAACCATAAAATATGGAAGGTCTGACACTAGAACTCAACCTAAAACTAAACCTTAGTATACAAGAATATAATAACTCTTGTCAATTTAATAGTATATAACTATTTTTTCGCTATTTCAAGTTTTACTTCTATACTCTTCCTATTACCACAATAAGGACATTGCGGTAAAGATGTTTTAATATACTTTGCCGTAGATTTAATAATGAAATTTGATTTACATTTATGGCAATAATATTTCATAGTTATAGTATAGAAGCTTTTTCTTGTTTACGCAACTTAAAATACTCTTTATATTTCAATTCCTGCCCTTCGGTATTGTCTATATGTTTTATCATAATATCTTCTACATATCCAAATTTATATCCATCTAAAGATAATCTTTGGCAAAAGTTTTTATCTCCGCCAGCGTGTAAAGGAACAGGAAATTCCCAACCTTGCGAATCAATCCAAGCGTTTTTATGTGCTACCATACATATTCCACCGATAAAAGGAGTAAAGCCAATATTTCTTTCTTTATCATGTCTAAATCTAGGCACTCCGCCCCTGCTATCCCTTAAACCTAACACATAAGGGCTTAATATTTCTTTTTTACCTAAAACATTTAAAATCTTCCTTAACCAACCTTCTGTTTGAACCACAGCATCATTATCCATTTTTATTATAATGTCGTAGTCATTACCAATTCTATCTAAGGCAAAATTAACTCCCCTATTTATTCCAATATTTTTTTGCAAAGGATATAATTTCACTAATTTATTATCCAAATATTCAGGTGTACCATCTTTGCTTTCTTGGTCAACAATAAAATGGTCATACTTTAATTTAGTCTTTTCTTTTAAACTTTTTAGAAAGATTTTAGTGTAATCTAATCTATCTTTGGTTAAAGTAAATATTGCTATTTTCATTTGAATTTAAAATCACTATTATCTTTTGTGACTGTATAAACATTAACTTCTTTAAGCCATTTTAAT